TTTTATGGATTACCTGTCTTCGACACGCCTAAAAAACCAAAGCAAGGACCTCAAGGTGAAACAATTGATTTCGGTGTAATAGAATATTGGAACAATGAAGTAGATGGTCTTAAGAAAGACCAAGATGCTTTAAATGAATTTTATAGACAGTTTCCACGTACGACTAAACATGCTTTCAGAGATGAGTCAAAAGAATCTTTGTTTAATCTAACTAAGATTTACGAGCAAATAGATTTCAATGAAGATTTAAAAAATTCTATAAATATAACACAAGGTAATTTTGCGTGGAAAAATGCAGTACAAGATTCAGAGGTTATATTTTTACCAAACAATAATGGTAGATTTTTAATAACGTGGGTTCCGCCAGTAAATTTACAAAATAGAGTAATAGTGAAAGGTGGTATTAAATACCCTTTAAATGAAAATCTAGGAGCGTTTGGATGTGATCCTTATGACATATCAGGTACTGTAGATAAAAGAGGTTCTAAAGGATCTTTACATGGTCTTACTAAATTCTCAATGACAGACACGCCTCCTAATCATTTTTTCTTAGAATATATAGCTAGACCTCAAACAGCTGAAATATTTTTTGAAGATGTTTTAATGGCTTGTGTATTTTATGGCATGCCCATACTAGCAGAGAATAATAAACCAAGATTATTATATCATTTTAAAAGACGAGGCTACAGAGGTTTTTCAATGAATAGACCTGATAGAAAAAGAAATAAACTTTCTGTTACAGAAAAAGAGTTAGGTGGAATACCAAACTCTAGTGAAGATATAAAACAAGCTCACGCAGCCGCTATTGAATCTTATATAGAAGATTTTGTAGGTTTAAAAGAAACTGGATATGGTGATGTTTATTTTCAAAGAACACTTGAAGATTGGGCAAAATTTAATATAAACAATAGAACTAAGCATGATGCCTCTATTAGTTCTGGATTAGCTTTGATGGCTTGTAATAAACATAGATATGCGCCTAGCGCCCCTATAAATTTAAAAGCCGTTGATTTAGGAATAAAAAAATACGATAATAGAGGAAGTACATCAAAAATAATAAGTTAATGAATATATATACTAATACTAGAAGTGCATTTCCTAGCCAAGTAGTTAGTGACCAAGAAAAATCAAGTATTGAATATGGCAGTCAAGTCGCACAGGCTATAGAAGGTGAATGGTTTAGTCAAGGTAGAACTACAGGTAATAGATATTTAACTAATTGGAATAACTTTAATCAATTAAGACTATATGCTCGAGGAGAGCAAAGCGTTCAAAAATACAAAGATGAATTATCTATAAATGGTGATTTGTCTTATCTTAATTTAGATTGGACGCCTGTTCCAATTTTATCTAAATTTGTAGATATAGTTGTAAATGGTATATCTCAAAAATCTTATGATGTAAAAGCATATGCGCAAGATCCAGAGTCAGTAAGAAAAAGAACTGATTACGCTACTAAGTTATATGAAGATATGATATCAAAAGAATATCTTTTAAATTTAGAACAAACGCTAGGCATTGACGCTTATCAATCTCCAAGCAAAGACGTAATACCTGAGACACCAGAAGACTTAGAACTACACATGCAGTTAAGTTATAAGCAATCAATTGAAATAGCTCAAGAAGAAGCTATATCTTCTGTAATGGCTCAAAATAAATATGATCTTACTAGAAGAAGGTTAAACATGGATTTAACGGTTCTAGGAATAGCAGCTGTAAAAACAGATTTTAATACAGCTAATGGTGTCACTGTTGATTATGTAGACCCAGCTTATATGGTTTATTCTTATACAGAAGATCCAAATTTTGAAGATATATACTACGTTGGTGAAGTAAAATCATTAACTATACCAGAATTAAAAAAAGAATTTCCAGGTATACCAGAAGATGAATTGAAAATGATTCAAAATACGCCTGGTAATAAATCATACATAACTGGATACGGTAATTATGACAATAACACCGTTCAGGTTTTGTATTTTGATTACAAAACATACAATGATCAGGTTTTTAAAATAAAACAAACTGATCAAGGTTTATTAAAAGCTATTGAAAAAGACAATACTTTTAATCCACCAGAAAATGATAATTTTGAAAGAGTATCAAGATCTATAGAGGTTTTATACAGCGGCGCTAAGGTTTTAGGAACTAATATAATGTTAAACTGGGAATTGTCTAAGAATATGACTAGACCTATGTCTGACACTACTAAGGTAAAAATGAACTATGCTATTTGTGCTCCAAGAATGTACAAGGGTAGAATAGAGTCACTAGTAAGTAGATGTACTGGTTTTGCTGATATGATTCAGTTAACACATTTAAAGCTGCAACAAGTTATATCTCGTATGGTTCCAGATGGTGTTTACTTAGACATGGACGGACTCGCTGAAGTTGATCTTGGTAATGGTACTAACTATAATCCAGCTGAAGCATTAAATATGTATTTTCAAACTGGTTCTGTAGTTGGTAGATCTTTAACTCAAGACGGCGAAATGAACGCTGGTAGAGTTCCAGTTCAAGAATTACAAAGCGGAAGTGGTAATGCTAAAATAGCTAGTTTAATTCAAACGTATCAATATTATCTACAGATGATACGAGATGTGACGGGGCTTAACGAAGCTAGAGATGGTAGTTTACCAGATCGCAATACATTAGTTGGATTACAAAAACTAGCGGCTAATGCTTCTAATACAGCTACTAAGCATGTTTTACAATCTAGTCTTTATTTAACTTTAAGAATATCAGAAAATATAGCTCTTAAAATAGCAGACGCTTTAGAGTTTCCTCTTACAAAAAATTCTTTACAAAACTCTATATCAACTTTTAATATTAAAACACTAGAAGAAATAGTTAATTTAAATCTTCATGATTTTGGTATATTTTTAGAACTAGAACCTGACGAAGAAGAACAAGCACAATTAGAGCAAAATATACAGGCGGCGATACAACAAGGCGGTATAAATCTTGAAGACGCTATAGATTTAAGACAAATTAAAAATCTTAAACTTGCCAATCAAATGCTTAAAGTAAAGCGTAAAGAAAAGCAAAAACAAGACGCTGCAATGCAACAAGCTAATATTGCAGCTCAAGGACAAGCTCAAGCTGATACAGCTGAGAAAACAGCATTGGCTGAAGTTCAAAAACAAGAAGCAGTAAGCAATACTAAAGTTCAATTTGAACAATCTAAAAATCAAATGGAAATTGAACGTATGCAGGTGCAAAACGAACTTGAAATGCAAAAAATGCAAAGACGATTTGAGTTTGACATGCAATTAAAGCGGATGGATATGCAAGCTATTGGTGAAAAAGAAAAAATGATTGAAGACAGAAAAGACAAGCGTATTAAAATGGAGGGTACGCAACAAAGTGAAATGATAACACAAAGAAATGTAGATGGACCTCCAATAGATTTTGAACAAGATGTAGACGTAGATATGAATGCGTTTGCTTAATTTTTATTTAATTATTTAATTATATTATATTATGTCAGAAGTAAAAACAAATGAACCTGTTAAGCAGGAAGGTGATTTTAAACTAAAAAAGAAAACAACACCTAAAAAATTAACTGAAACAAAAAACAATGTAACAAAGGTAAATGTAAATCCTAAAGAACCTTTAGTAGAAATACCAGACAATGTTACAAAAGTTGAAATAAAAAAAGAAGAAGATGCCATTCAAATCGGAGAAACAGAGAAGGTATCTGTGGAAAAACCATCCGGAGATAGCACAGAGGTGGGAGAACCTGTACAAGAGTCCAACGAGACTATTGAAGGGTTTTCTCCGATCCAAGAAGTAACAGAAGCTGAAGTTAAACAAGTTGAAGCAGAAGTTAAAGAAGCTATAAGAGATGAAAAAGTATTAGGTAAACCATTGCCTGAAAATATTGAAAAACTAGTTTCATTTATGGAAGAAACTGGTGGGACAATAGAAGATTATACTCGCTTAAACGCTGATTATTCTAGCGTTGACGATAAAATTCTTTTACAAGAATATTACAAAAAAAATAAACCTTATTTAGATAATTCAGATATTGAACTTCTTTTAGAAGAATTTGATTATGATGAAGATTTAGATGAGGAAAAAGACGTAAGAAAAAAGAAGCTTGCGTTTAAAGAAGAAGTTGCAAAAGCCAAAAACTTTTTAGAGGAAACTAAGAGTAAATATTACGACGAGATCAAGTTGAGACCGGGCGTTACTCAAGAACAACAAAAAGCTATGGATTTTTTCAATAGATACAACAAGGAGCAAGAACAAGCTGAGCAACAGCATCAAGCGTTTAAGAATAATACTAAACAATTTTTCAGCAATGATTTCAAAGGTTTTGATATCAAGGTTGGTGAAAAGTCTTACAAGTATAATATTCAAAATAAAGATAAAGTTGCAGAAAACCAGTCTAATATAACAAACCTCGTTGGGAAGTTCCTAGACGAATCTGGTAATGTTAAAGATGTTAATGGTTATCACAAGGCTATATATGCTGCTGAAAATGTAGATAAGATTGCCGCTCATTTTTATGAGCAAGGAAAAGCAGACGCTGTAAAAGACGTTGTAAACAAATCAAAAAACTTGAGTGACACTAAAGCTAGGACTTCTCAAGGTGATGTATTTATAAACGGTTTTAAAGTAAAAGCTATTTCAGGCGCTGATTCTACAAAACTTAAAATAAAAACTAAAAAATTTAACTAATAAAAATTTAAAATTATGAGTTTACAACCTCAATTTGGTAGTATTATTCCATCTCAAACACAAGAGATTTTAAATAGTAACTACCTACAATTTAATCAGGGTGGTCCTGCTGGACCAGGTAATGGTGGCGATTCGTTTGCACAACAGTACCTACCTGAAATTTACGAACAAGAAGTAGAGCGTTATGGAAACAGAACGTTATCTGGTTTCTTACGTATGGTTGGTGCTGAAATGCCAATGACATCTGATCAAGTAATTTGGTCTGAACAAAATAGATTACACATTAGTTATGAAGGTATAACTATTGCAAACGTTGGTGGAGGCTCAGCTAGTCTTATTACCCTTGGAGCAGGAGTTACGAATGTAATGTCAATAAACGATACTGTTGTTATTTTAAATCCTGCTACAGGAGGCGAAACTAAAGGTATTGTTACTAACTCGGGTGCTTAT